TCTCAACGGTCTCTGCTGCTGCTACAGCAGTCGTAAGCACCGCAGGTACTATATCTGCTATTCACATCACTAATGCTGGTGCAGGTTACACAACCCCACCAACAATCAGTATTGCTGCCCCAACAGGAACAAGTACTGGAACCTTTGTATTCAATGAAATTGTAACTGGAGGAACAAGTGGTGCTACTGCAAGAGTAAGAACTTGGAACTCTGTAACAAATGAAATAGAGATATCCAATGTAGAAGGAACCTTCGCTGTATCAGAGACTCTCACAGGTTCTACATCAGGTGCATCCCGTGTTGTAAGATTAATTGACCTAACTAACTATGATGATGGATTTGGTGACAATGATACTTTTGAAACTGAAGCAGATGATATTCTTGACTTCTCTGAAGGTAACCCATTCGGTACCCCATAAATATAATACAAGAGGTATATAATCATGTTTGAATATTTTTATAACGAAATTTTTAGAAAAACCATTATTAGTTTTGGTACACTGTTTAATGATATTACCATTAAGCAGGAAGATTCTACTGTAAAAGTACCTCTAGCATATGGACCTACACAAAAGTTTTTAGCAAGATTAGAAGAATCACCAGACCTTAATAAAAGAACTTCATTGACATTACCAAGAATGTCATTTGAGTTTACAGGTCTCCAATATGATTCATCAAGAAAAGTAACTACAACTCAACAATTTACAGTAAAGGATAAGACTACTGGAAAGAATACAAATAAAGCATACATGCCCGTTCCTTATAGTATGCAATTTGAGTTAAGCATCATGACAAAATTGAATGATGATGCTCTTCAGATTGTTGAACAGATATTGCCATATTTCCAACCACAATATAATTTAACAGTAAATCTACTTTCATCAATGAATGAAAAAAGAGATATTCCTGTAATACTTGAAAGTGTTACAATGGATGATCAATATGAAGGTAATTTTACTACTCGTAGAGTTTTACTTTACACATTAAGATTTAGTGCAAAGACATACCTATTCGGTCCTGTTACTTCTGCTACCAAAGATATCATCAAGAAGGTTGGTGTCAAATATATGGCTGGTGGTGCTACATCTGTCGAAAGAGATGTTACATACACTGTTACTCCAAGAGCAACTAAAGATTATACAGGTGATGTCCTTACAAATCTAACAGAAGATATTGATGCATCACAGACCTCTATTACTGTAAATGATGGCAGTGCTCTTACTGCTGAAACCTATATTGATGTTGATGATGAGCAGATGTATATTAAGCAGATTGACAGTAACAAGATTATTGTTGATAGGGGTAGAGATGGTAGAACTGCTGCTGCACACGTTAAAGGATCTGAAGTATTAGGAATTACTGCTGCTGATGATGCACTTATAGAAGCAGGAGATGACTTTGGATTTAGTGGAGAATTTACATGAAGATGAGTAATTTAGATAATACTTTTAACGTAGAAGTTTCTGAAACTCCTGAAGGTGGTTGTGCTACTAGAAAGGATCAACTTACTAATGTTACTCCTGGTGGTCTAACAAAACCAGATAGACTTACTAAAAATGATATTGAAAAAGATTATGAGTATACTCGTGGTAATCTTTATAGCATCATAGAGAAGGGTCAGGAGGCAATTAATGGTATTCTTGAACTAGCACAGGATAGTGAGATGCCAAGGGCATATGAGGTTGCAGGGCAGTTAATTAAGAGTGTTTCTGATGCAACTGATAAGTTAATGGATCTCCAGAAGAAATTAAAAGATGTAGAAGAAGAAACAAAGGTTAAAGGGCCTTCTACTGTTAATAATGCACTGTTTGTTGGGTCAACTGCAGAGTTACAAAAACTATTAAAGAACGGACTACCTAAAGATTCTAAATAACTTTGGGAGAGGAATCCCGAAGTACTTTCAGTATCCATAAAATGTCGGACAAGTTACCGTCGATAGATAATTTACCAGAGAGTAAATTACCATCACTCGATGAATTTATAGTAGAAGAAAAAGAATTACCTTCAATTGACGAGTTCGTTGAAAAGGAAGAGGAAGTTACAGAGGAACCGCCAGATAATGCACCTTGTTCTATAGAAGAAGAGGCACAAGATTTAACGGAGATAGTACGTCTGATAAATGACGTAAGAAAAGATATTCCAGATATTCCAGAGATTAAATATTACGACGAAGAATTAGAGAAACTTACAGAACAAATTGAAGAGGTTAGGAATAGTATTCCAGAACCTCCAGAGATACCAGAAATAAAATATTATGAT